CAGATGCGGGTATACCAGCTGATGCTAAGGGTTTAATAAGGAAGTACCAAAAGAATGTTGAGCTTTCTTATCAAAAGTGGAAAGCTAGATACAAAGAGATAGAGTCAGCTAGAAAATACTCTCTTGGTAGAACAAATAGTAGAACACAGGGAATGTCGGTTGAGCAAGCTTTCGGTCAGAGTGGTAGGTTAATAAAGGGTAATATCATCCACGCAACTTTACAGGGTTTGCTTCCTCACATCTATTCTAAGAATCCAGAAATAAAAATAAGACCTGGTTTGAATGTTGATCCTCAAGGCTCACAGTACAGAGTAGCTGATTTGTTTGCTAATACATTAGAGATAATCTTAAACGAATCTCTGACAAAAGCTAAACTTAAGAAAGTTGCAAAACAAGTATTGCGTTCATGTATGACTAGTAAGATTGGTATCGTTAAGGTAACGTATCAAAGAGACTATTTTAAAGATCCGTTAATTAGTAGAGAGTTTAATGATGCCCAAGATAGTCTAGCTAAGATACAATCTGATATAAAGCAATTAGAGGATGGTGATGGTTACCACGGTGACAAAGACGAGTTAGTAGAAGAGATCAAGATGACAATAAACTCTTTATCGCAAAGGGTTGAGGTAATGCAAACAGAAGGTTTGAATCTAGGTTTTGTACGCCCTGAAGATTTCAGAATGGATACATCTTTGGATTCTTTGCAAGACTACAACTCAGCTAGATGGATCGCTAATGTTACTTGGATGACGCCCACTGATGTTATGGAGCGCTTTCAGAAGAGTAAAAAAGATATTGAAAAATATACTATTTATCGTCGCACTACAGAGGGTATAGCTAATCGACTGAATAAAGACTCCTCAATGTACAGTGGCGAGGAAGATATTAACTTAGCCATTGCTGTTTGGGAGTACTGGGACAAGACGACACAGACAGTATATACTTGGTGTGAGGGTAGTGATACCTGGTGTAAAGAACCATTTGTCCCAACAAAAATGGGTGAACGGTTTTTCCCATACTTCGTGCTTGGCTTAAACTGGATAGACGGACAAGAATGGCCTGTTTCAGAAACTGAGCTAATGATGAACTTGCAGGATGAGTATAACACTGTAAGAGAACAACTAGCTGAGCATAGGAAACTATCGGCCCCATTCTATGTGGCAGATGCATCTAGAGTAAACGAAGAAGATATTGATGTATTTAGCAATGCTACCATAGGTGAGATTGCTATGATTAACGCATCAGGTTTGGGTGTTAATCAAGTATTTCAACCCGTGCAGACACCGCCAATGAATCCAGTAGTATATGATACTACACCTATACGCACAGATATGGAGTGGATAAGCGGTCTAGGTGATGCACAGCGTGGTGGTATTATGAGAGCCAAGACAGCAACTGAAGCTAACATACAGCAAGAAGGTATGGCTTCTAGGATGCAAGAGAAGATCGATATCACAGAAGATTGGTTAAGAGACATTGCTTGGTATTCTTCAGAGGTGCTGCTACAAGAGATACCACCTGAGAGAGCTATGGCGATTGCTGGGCCGCAGGCATTCTGGCCTGTGCTTAATAAACAGCAATTATATGATTCCGTTTTTATTAATATAGCTGCTGGTAGTACTGGCATGCCGGATAAGAACGCTGAAAAAATGCGTTGGATAGAACTGATGCCAATCTTAATGCAAAACATTCAGATGGTACAGATGATGAGGCAATCTGGAGTACCAGATCAATTTAATCCGTATGTTCAGTTAATAGAGGAGACATTCAAACGCTTTGATGAGAGAATTGATATATCTAAATTCCTACCACCTATGCCTGAGCAGGTTCAGCAGGTTATGCAACAGAATATGATGATGCAACAGGCTATGGGACAAGGACAGCAGCAGCAAGGTATGCCTCCTGCTGTACAACCACCTCCACCGCCACAGGGCGCTAATGAGGTTATGAATGCGCCTAATAATCGCGTAATGCAGCGATCTAGAAATCAACACAGAGCACCACAGGGAGAATATTAATGGCTGAAGCGCAGGAAGCGACGGAAGTTGAAGAAAGCACATATGACGTAATGTCACAGGCTTTTGATGAAATACATCAAGATGATCCAGTAGAAGAGACTTCACTAGATACGGCAGAGGAGGTTGTTGATGACAAGCCAGGACCAGAACTCTCAGCAGAATCAGACGTTAAAGCTCCCACTTACCAAGAAGCTGAGGACGCGCAGCAAGACACGAGGGGTAAACTTGATCTTGCAGAAGAGTCAGAAGAAGAACTTCAAACAAGCAAGGGAGTTCAAGAGACAGAAGGTTTAGCTTCAGAGGATATCGATGTTTATGACAATCTAAAACCTAAAGCTCAAGAACGCTTCAAGCATTGGATAGATAGAGCTAATAATCTAGAACAAGAATATAATTCTATGATGCAAGGTAACAATCAATTACATGGTATTATAGAAGGAAGTACAACAAATCCGCAACAATTGGGTTGGGCATTAGAGATGTTCAAGGGTTTGAATTCTGGCAATTATGCCACGGCTGTTAATTCTCTAAAAGCGCTCGATCAATTCTCTAATAAAATTGCTAAAACATTAGGCGTTCAGACAGAAGACAATGCCCCTTCAAATTTTTCTGATTTTGAAGATCTTAGCGGTGCTGTTGAAAACCTTGAAATGAGCGAAGAATGGGCTAATAAATTAGCTTCACAAAGAATTGCTCAGAATTCCATGCACCAAGCACGTAGTAATTTTCAGCAGCATAACCAACAACAAACACAGATGATGCAGAGTATGGAGGTTGGTAAAAATACTGCTTTCCAGAATATAGAAGCATGGGAAAATAATTTGACTGAAAAAGATCCCGATTATAGTTTAAAGAAGGATATAATGATAGAGATGGGTACTCAACTTGCTCAGTCGGATGTTCCACCTGATCAGTGGCTTCCGGTTTTGCAGAATCAGTATCAAATGCTTTCGAGAGGTATGGGTGTAGCCGGCGGACCGAAAAGCAAAGCTAGTAGACGTTCTGGGCCCCTAGCACCCAGTTCCGGCAATAGTGGCACTGGAAATGTTCGTGATTTACAACAGGCAGAGGTAACGCCTGAGTTTTTACAAGCGCATCTAGATGCCATGCGTAACTGACAGGTTTTAGATGTAAGCTGGATTCATCACCAGTAGCACGTATTTGACCTTCGTGTGGTCAACCCTGTTCCAATAAATCTACATAACCGGAGGTAACGGTAAATGGCTTCAAACACAGCTTTACATGCTGATGACATTACCCAACTAGGATATGTAGCTCTTCAGAACTATTTGAAGAATAAACCTATCGATCAGGTCGCTACGGAGCGACCCCTGCTAAAAGCTCTAATGGCTAAGAAAAAGTCATGGGGTGGCGGTAAAGAAAATATCGTCGAGCAGATTCGAACGGGTTATGGTAACTATTTTGAGTGGTTTGGTGATGGTTCCAAAAACACTTCAGAAACGGTTGGCTATAACACGCGAGATACGGTCCGACAGGCTTATTTTCCGTGGAACTCGGCACATGACGGTTTCACATTCTCTGAAGACTACTTACTTGGTAATGGTATTCTTATCGGTGATTCACAATCCCCACGCAACTCAGGCGATGCTAGCTTGGTGCAGCTTACTAATGTCTTTAACGAGGCAATGGAAGTTCTACGACTGGGCTTCGAGAAGATCCTCGATCAGTCCTTGCACATGGATGGCACGGTAGCAGTTGGTGGAAATCCTGGTACGATTACTAAGACTTTGAATGGTCTTGATTTTCTAATTTCTTTTGATCCTCGCACTGGTACCGTTGGTGGTATCGATCGTGCGGCTAACAGCTACTGGCGCAATAACTTTGATACGGGTAGTGGTCTGAATACGTTCGATACTACTAGTCCTACTGGTTATGCTGGTGCTGCACTGCTAGCACCGATGCACACTATGTGGCGCGAGTGTCAGAAGAACGGCGGAAGTCCTGACTTTATTCTTTGCGGTACTGACTTCATTAAATCGTTCGAAATTGCTGCAGATGCTAAAGAGTCTCGCTACGCTGTACAGCCTGGTTCTTCTAGTGCACCTTGGAATATGGACCCATCGCTAGAAATTAAAGATAGCGGTACTTTTACAGGTCTATTCTTTCAGGGATTACCACTTATTTGGGATCCAGTATTCGATGATATCGATACAATTTCTGGCTCGACACCAAGTAATGGTACTGACGTTCTGTGGAAGAAACGTTGTTATTTTATCAACACCAAACATCTGACGCTTCGTCCGATTGAAGGTAATGATATGATTGCTCGTAAACCACCGCGCGCTCACACTAGTTATAACTACTACTGGGGTATGACATGGAGAGGCGGTCTGACCGCTAATCGCATGGGCTGCCATGGTTGCATTATGGCTACAGGTGCGTAACACCGATGTACGGAGGGGGGTTTCGGCCCCCCTCTGGTTTTCTTTAAGGGAGAAATAATATGTCTGGAGTTATTCCAATTATAGAGGTTTCAATTACAAAAGATCAGTTTTCAACGTACAAGAAATTATTCCCAGCACATGAATTACCGATATTCGTTAATGATTGGGGGAACGAGAACATAGACGTAGTTGGAAAAACAGAAAATCCACATAAATTCGAAGATGTGCCAAGTGAAGTTAAGAGGATGTTAGATGTATATGGATCCGATAAACTTAAAGCCGTTTTTGGATCTAGCTTTACCGACGGTATAGAAATGTCGATTAACAGGATTCTTGACAAGGAAAAGGTATTAAATGGCAGCAAGAACACAGCTGAGTCTAAGAACTGAACTAGCTCAAAGACTAGGGTTTAGCGCCTCAGGTTCTGGAGCTATACTCCAAAAAGCTTTACTTAATTCCGCGCTACGTAGTGGGCAAGAACAATTATTCTATGAATTTGGTGACGTATTAACTAACAAGATCAATGATACAGTACCTGGTAAAACTGTAGAGAATCAAACTACATACAACGTACCCGCCGATTGCAACCTCCGTAAACCAATTGTCGTTTCTGTGAAGCGTAGCGGTGAAGAGAATTATAACGCTATACCTTCTGGCATCTCTGCAGCAGAGCATAACTTTGAATCTATAAACACAGCAACGCCACAGCGTTGGGATATTCTAGAAGATGGCGGAGTCCCTAAACTAGAGTTGTGGCCTGCTCCAAACACATCCACAGATGATATTAGATTAGAATACAATTCTGGTTTAAAGCCATTCGAAGATGATGTTGATCTAACATCTGTAGAACCTCAACTTATACTATTGCATGGTATAACAACGATGAAGGCGCACTATAGACAACCAGATTATGAGATTTACGCTGGTCAATTAGAATCTCTACTAGGTCGTATTAGAGCTGCACTAACACAACGGCATCGTAGGGTTAAGCGTACATCTAGCTTTATTCTTGATGTGTCTAGCGCTGAACAAGAACTCAGTTCTAGCGTTACTCAAAAGATAACAAACATTATAGCATCTAGCACGACCATCACACCTGCAACTGGCGCAGGCACATACCTAGTAACTGCTACTTCTACTTAGAGGGTAACATGGCGACTAAAAAAGTAATTGATATGACGGCTCGCCCAGCATCTGGGTTAGCGGTGACTGATTATTTCTATCTAACAAAAGAAGCACCATTAACTGATGAAAAGTTGGGTGCTAACGTTTTAAGGGATTTTGTGCTCAGCGGTGTAGAGGTTGGTGATGGTCTAGATAAAACAACAACTGCTTACGGTTCTGCTAATCCAGTTGCTACAATCTCGTTAGATTTAGCAGAGTTATCAACTGTAACTCCTATTTCATCTGATTATGTTATTGTACATGATGTAACTGATGATTCAACTAAAAAAGCATTGATATCTACTATTCCGTTAACAGGTGACATAACGGGTGTTACAGCGGGTACCGGCCTAAATGGTGGTGGTACTGCTGGTGGTGTTACATTGAACTTAGATACTACGCTAACAGGATTAGCCTCTGTAACATCTACATCTGTGGTAGGAGCGTTGACAGGCAATGCAAGTACAGCTACGGCGTTGGAAACTTCTCGCAATATTGCTGGTAATCCTTTCGATGGAACTGGTAATGTACTTATCACTCTGAATGATTTAGATGACGCAGATAGTACTATGACTCCCACCACTGGCAATGCTTTGACCTATAATGCCAGCGTCGGTTGGACAGCTACATTTTTAGCAGGCACTGGAGATGTTGTTGGGCCAATCACCTCAACAGATAATGCTCTAGCAAAGTATGATGGCACGACTGGTAAAACAGTACAGAACTCTAATGCTACATTGAGTGATGCTGGTGTTATTACCGCAACGACATTTGTTGGTGGTTTAACAGGTAATGCGACTGGTAACCTAACCGGCAACGTAACGGGGAATGTTACAGGTGACGTTATAGGAGTTTTAACTGGTAACGTGACTGGCAATATTACTGGAAATGTAACAGGTAATGTCACTGGAGATTTAACCGGCGATGTAACAGGTGATGTTACTGGTGACTTAACGGGGACCGCGGCAATTGCCACTGTAGCTACAACTGCAGTAACAGCCGCCACAGTAACTGATGCATCACAACCAACTATAACTACATTGGCAAATGTAACCACTGTGGGAACTATAGGCGCTGGCATATGGGAAGGCACTGATATCGCAGCTGGTTTCATAGCAGACACCGTTGTGACTCCCGGCACTTACAATCATGCTACATTAACGGTAGATCAACAGGGCAGATTGACAGCAGCTAGTAGTGGAACCGCTGGTGATTTGACTGCTGTTTTGGGTGGGTCAGGAATTACCGTTACAAATAGTACTGGACCTGAACCTAGCGTTGCTCTCACTAGCAACTCTGTAAGTTATGGTGGTGTGTCCGTTGCTCTTGGTGCAACCGATACTACACCAGCCTTCGATTTGGCTGATGCTACTAATTATGAAGGTTCTGCTATTTTGTCAACTAGTGAGACAGGAACAACTAAGTTCTTACGCGTAGATGGCGACAACTCTAGTTCATGGCAAGTTCCACCAGATACAAATACAACGTATACGGCAGGTGATGGACTTGACCTAACAGGAACTGCGTTTAGCACTGATTTGATGACTAACGGCGGTTTAGAAATTACTAGCACAGAACTATCTGTTGCTGCTGGTATATCTCAATATGATGTTGCGCAATTCTCTACCGGCGTGGTAGACGATGACTTCTTAAGAATAGATGGAACAGCAGTAGAAGGTCGTAGCGCTTCAGAAGTAAAGTCTGATATAGGTTTAGGTAGCGTAGAAAATACAGCGCTCAGTACGTGGGCAGGAACCACCAATGTTACAACTTTAGGCACAATAGCTACAGGAGCTTGGGAAGGTACGACAGTTGCTGTAGACCAAGGTGGTACTGGGCAAACATCTTATACTAATGGTGAGTTGTTAGTTGGTAGCACAACTGGCAATACCTTGGCTAAATCAACTTTGACAGCGGGAGCTAACGTCACAATCACAAACGGTGCAGGTACTATAACCATAGCACAGACCGCTCCAGGGACTGGCGCAGGTTCTGGCGACGTTACTGGACCAGGAGTTGCTGTAGATGAAGTACTAACGCGCTTTAATGGAACGACCGGTAAGGTTATCCAAACCTCCACAGCAACGTTGACTGATGCTGGCACACTGACTGCCACAGCATTCGCTGGGCCTTTAACTGGTGATGTAACTGGTAACGCAAGCGGCACGGCCGCCACTGTAACCGGCGGAACGCAGGCGGCTATAACTAGCGCTGCTAATTTAGTTACTGTAGGAACTATTGGGACTGGTGTATGGCAGGGCACAGACATTGCTGCTGGTTATCTAGCAGATACATCCGTCACACCTGGTGCATATACCTCTGCTGCTATAACGGTTGACGCACAGGGTAGAATCACAGCTGCTAGTAGCGGCACACCTGGAGACATTGATGGTGTTACTGCAGGTACGAACTTAAACGGCGGTGGAACAACCGGTACGGTAACGCTGAATCTAGATACAACTATAACTGGATTAACATCAGTGACTTCTACGGACTTCGTAGGAGCACTAACAGGTAATGCAACCGGAACGTCTGCGAACATCACAGGAAATTTGGCAGTAGCTAACTTGAATAGTGGAACCTTAGCGAGTTCTTCGACCTATTGGAGAGGCGATGGCACTTGGGCTACTATAGCTGGGGATATAGAAGGAGTAACTGCTGGCACTAATTTGAATGGTGGCGGAACAAGCGGTACAGTTACTGTGAATCTAGATACTACATTAACTGGTCTTACATCGGTCACTTCGACTGACTTTGTTGGGGCTTTAACTGGCAACGTTACAGGTGACGCTAGTGGTACAGCCGCTACCGTGACCGGAGCTACGCAAGCAGCAATCACAAGTGCAGCGAATCTAGCTACTATCGGCACGGTTACTACCGGTGTGTGGCAAGGAACAGATATAGCAGCTGGTTACTTAGCTGACACTGCAGTAACGCCTGGTTCGTATACATTATCTAGCCTTACTGTAGATGCGCAAGGTAGGATAACCTCCGCGAGTAGTGGAGCAGCGGGTGGTACAGGAGACGTTGTAGGACCATCTAGCGCTGTTAACAATTCGGTAGCTAGGTTTGATACTCTTACAGGTAAGTTGATTCAAGATACTGGTTCCAACTTCCTTATTAGTGATGTTGGCGCTGTAACGGCAGGTTCTTGGACAGGCACTGCAGTAGCAGATGCTTATGTAGCTTCTGCATCTACTTGGAATGCTAAGCAGAACGCGTTAACATTTGGAATAGCCGATACAAATAGCGTTGTGGTAGACGTTTCTGGTGTAGTAGATGATGATTACGCTAAGTTCACTGCCAGCGGTTTAGAAGGTCGTAGTTTTTCAGAAACTAAAACAGATTTAAGTCTTAATAATGTGGAGAATACTGCGTTAAGCACTTGGGCGGGATCTACAAACATAACAACCCTCGGTGCAACTCAAGCTTCTGTAACTACAGCGGCGAATCTAACCACAGTGGGAACTATAGGTACTGGTGTATGGCAAGGTACTGACATAGCCGCAACTTATATTGCGGATACCGCAGTAACGCCAGGTGCATATACGGTTGCTAGTATAACAGTAGATGCACAAGGAAGATTAACAGCAGCATCTAGTGGTACAGCCGGCGATCCAGCCGGAACCGCTGTTGCAATGTCTATAGCATTGGGTTAGGAGAACAAAATGGCTAATACGTTTAAAATGAAAACCAAGACAGGCGTAACGTCGCAAGCTACAGTTTTTACTGTGCCTGGCTCTACAACTGCTATCGTTATAGGTTGTATGCTAGCTAACGTGCATGCTTCGTCATCTGCCTTGGTTGATATTGAGGTAACAACTGCAGCAACAACTGGAGAGGGAGCAGATAACCCAAAATTGTTATATCAAGTACCTATCCCAACAGGAAGCACTCTTGAGGTACTATCTGGCGGAAAAGTTGTATTAGAAACTGGTGATCTTTTCAAAGTTACTTCAGACTACACAGTAGATGTAGCATTGAGTGTGTTGGAGATTACCTAATGGCTTACATAGGTTCGGCAGTAACTAAAGAGAGCGATATAAAGCGCATCACGTTCGCAACATCGACCACTGGGTCAGGCCCGTTTGCACTTGGCTGGGCACCTGACAGCGAGGCGTCGCTACGGGTCACTATTAATGGTGTTGTGCAACATGATCCTGACATCTCAGTCTCCGGATCAAATCTGACCATATCGGAAACGCTCGTCAGTGGAGACGAACTTGAGGTGGTTGGCATTGTTAGTGTTGGTAGCGCCATGATCCCACAAGATGGTTCAGTTACAACTGCTAAGTTGGCAGACGATTCCGTTACCGCCGCGAAAGTTACATTACCGTTGGGTATAAAAATAATTACTGGTATAACAACCGCATACGAAATTACAGCGGCTGACATGGCAGACACCACACACCTAGTCGTATTTTTTGCCGCGGGTGGCAGTGCGTACGATATTAAATGTCCTACAGCTGCTAACATGAGCGGTAAAATGATCACGATCGTCAACGACGCAGGAGGAACGGCTAGTGGTGGCGCCACTCTAAAACATAACGCTGGTGGAACCATCTCTGGAGTCGCCAATATCATCAACGTTCCCGGGTACGTAACGGTGGTGTCCAACGGGACTAACGTCTTCAAGTGCACTGACACTGCTGGTGGGGGATCGGTACTCTAATGGCTCTAACTAAAATCAAAGCGGGACAGATGGCTTACACGGGCATCGGAGGTGGCTTGTAATGACGAAACTGAGATACACAAACATCTCGTGGGTCGATGCTGGGACCAAGAGCCTCACCAAAGTCGCGTCGTCTGGCGATTACACTATTACAGCGGCTGACATGGCTGACTGTAATCATTTGGCTTTCTATGTCGATGGAACGGGCGCTTCTGGCGATTACAACGTCACCATGCCAGCGGTAGCTGATTGGAATGGGAAAACAATTAGTTTTCTTATAAAGGTCGCTATGGCATCAGGCGATGTGACTATAAAGACTTCCGACGGTTCAACTTACAACACTGCCACCGATGGAGATGCGGTCGGTGACGTGATCGTTGTCCACTGCGATGGCGTAAACGTCCAGGAATTGATCGAAACCAATTGGGACGCCTACGCTGGACTCTAATGATAATCACTGATCACGAAGGAATAATCTGATGGCTTACATAGGTAATGAAGTAACTCAATCAAAATTCGTAAGCGTTGCCTACACTGCAACAGCAGACCAGACTACATTTCCTAGTTCTGGTGCATTGCCAGAAACAGCAGCCAACGCAGCGTCTGTCATCGTAACCGTGAATGGACTTGTTTCACAAACTAACTCGTTCACTATTAGCACGACATTAGTTTTCTCGGCTGGGTTGAACGTCGGCGATTATGTAGAGATAATTTGGTTGGGGCTGGCTGGGTCAGTCACCACCGTGGGTGACAATACTGTAACCAACGCGAAGATCGCTCGGGCAGGGACATCCGGTCAGTTATTGACTAGTGCAGGGACTGGAGCAGATGTAACGTGGTCTACCTACAGTCCTCACAAAACAATTACCAAGACTGATAGTTACACCATAACCGCTGCCGATTGCGCCGACGTTCCTCATCTCTTTTGCTACGTTGACTCTACTGGCGCGACTGATCCTCTGATCATTACCTTACCTGATGAGGCAGACTGGCCCAATCAGTTCATAACTGTATGGGTAGAGACATATAACAAAGAAGTCAAAGTGCATAGACCCATAACGGGTACGTCCATGTGGGTGGCAACCTTTAGGGCCGCAGACGATTTAGTTACTATGGCCTCTAGAGGCGCCGGGCTAGCATTTGTATATGTCCTTGACTTTACATCTGGTGGCGCACCACCATGATGACACCAACTAAAATCAGGAGTATGTAATGGCGCTAACTAAAATCAAAGTTGGGCAAATCTCCTCAGACGTGGTTTTGGAGCATGTATCTAAGACAAGCACATTCACAATGACTGCTGCTGACTTGGATGGTACCAACCATTTAATTATTAGTAACGACACAACAGGTGCGGCTTATACCGTCACATTGCCTACCCCAGCGGATTGGACTGGAAAATTTGTTACTTGCCTACACAAAACTGGTGGTAGCAATGGTTTGACGTTTGAGCAGTATGGTGGTTCTGACATCATGATTTCGGGTACGGCGGCTGCTACAACTTATTACACCGTCTTTTCTGATGGTACTAGCGTTATTTTTATGGGCAACAATTATACCTCTGGCGGCGGTTCAATGTAATGTTTTTCTGGCGCATCTTTACATTCGTCAAATGGTCGCTTTTACCCATAAGTGTTGGCGCATTCATCATAGCGCCGGAGGCATTCCCTGTCTGTCTCGCAGAGTGGCGTGATGGTTTTGCTGAAACATTCTCTGGATACACAGAGCGTGGTTATTTCGCTCCTCAAGTAAAGGAACCGATATGAGAAAAAAACTAATATATTTGTTAGCAATGTTATTACTGGCGGCTTCTTGGTCTGCACAAGCGGTGAAACCAGAAATGTTCCGCACAGTTGTATCGCTACAGGTTCTATGCACTAAGGGTGGTCCTGAGCTGCTTATGAAGCAGCTTCTTGATGACTATAACGAGAAACCTGTGCATGCTATAGATTTGAGCAACGCAAGAACTGGCGTGAGTATACAGCTATATGTCACAGAAAACAAGAATAATCCAAGCAGTACCTTTATACTTCACAACAACAGCGTCGATTCAGCTTGTATATTCTGGTCGGCTGAAGACCACTTGAGAACCTTAGAAACTGAAAGCTTACCAGCTAAGAAGCCAGATGCATCGAAGGAGGATGTATGAGACATCTAAAAGACAGTAAAATGAGTTATTTCGAGCATTTAAGTTTTGCTATGAAACTATCAGTACAATTGAACGTTATGGCGCTTGTCAGCTTTATTCATGCTATATTCCCCTTCGTGCTGCAAAACCATGTATCTTCTGGTATTAAAGATTTGAATGATAAACTGAAGGAGGTTGCAGGATAATGGTCGAAGAGCGTAGACAGAGTGGAGGTTGGCACCTAAGTAAGGGATTAAGCGTCTCCCACATTATTGCTACAGCCATGGCGATTATCGGCTTCTTTGCCTACGTTACTGATATAGAACAAGAAACCGTAGTAAACTCTATGGACATAAAAAGTCTGTCTGAAAGGATGGACAGAAACAACGCTAGAAATAGCGAGCAGTTTGGGGAGATTAAGGATATGTTAAAGTCTCTTGCTGACAAGATAGACAATCTAGGAAACAGACGTGAACGATGAACATTACCCCTTTAGCCGAGGAGAGGATAAACCAGACACTGACAGATTCAGAATATTTAAGAATCGAGGTCAATGGAGGTGGTTGCAATGGATTCACCGTGGGCTTGTCGAAGACAGATGGAGCAAGCGAGAACGATATCTCGCTGAGCGAAAAGGTTATAATAGATCCCACCTCGGAGGTGTATTTATCACTCGCAACTCTGGACTGGGTAAATGACCCATTTTCACCAACCTTTAAATTCGATATACCAAACACTAAATCATGTGGTTGTGGTAACTCTTTCACACTTGAGGGCACTTAATGGAAACTTTAAAAAACTGGGCAAAATCAAAGCCCTTTTTAGCCGTAATCGTAGTATTAGTAGTCGTTACTATCGTTTACCACTTATTCTTTGGTGGGTCGGCCTTGCCGGATGTACCAGCCTAAAGAAAGCAGCGCTGATCGGGGGCGGATCTCTGGGCGCGGGTGCGATTGCATCGATTGCGACATCGGGGACTGCGCCTGTTCTACTGGCCTCAGCGGTCGGTGCCTCTGTGACAAGTGTGGCTGCGGACGTAATGACACCATCGAAAGGAGACAGCATGCCTACAGCGGGTAGTTGTGCCCCAGATAACTTCTGGACGCTTTTGGGAGACCTCGTCAGCATGGGAGGTTGGTTACTTATATTGATAATCGTAGTGCCTATGGTGCTCGGTTGGCTATTACCTGGACCGCTTGAGAGGGCGAAGAAGAAACGAAAATGAATATAGACGCTAAGTTCTTCAGTGCAATTATCTTCCTTGTTGTACAGACAAGTGGAGCAATCTGGTGGGCTTCTGGACTCTCTGCAGAGGTAGAGCGTCTAGCAGGCATCCAGGGACGCGCTATACCGGCTCTAGAAGCAGAAGCTAAGAATTGCGGTATAGAGATACACAATCTCAAGAAGCTCACAGGGGATCAAGAAGAGGTTGCTAAGTCTGTGAAGAATCTAAACGTTATGCTGTATAGACTAGAAACCATAGAAAACATGCTAGATAAGATTTTAGCAACAAAGGTAAGGTGACATTATGATTGGCTTTGACGGTGATGGCAATGTTATGGGTGGAAGCTTTGGCGGCAATATAGCAGACGCTATGGCTGGCACTCCGGGCGCTATGGATGGTGCAACGGCAGAGAGCGGTTTGGGTGAAATCTCCGGTGGTCCTGGTCTTGCTGGCACTAGTATAGCAAATAACACGCTTACAAAAGACCAAACAAATGCTAAGGAAACTAAATCATTTACAGATGAAGTATTATCGGCAATGTCTAAGTTCGATATTAGCAGCATGATACCTGGTGTTGGCTTACTAAAGGGCATAGGTAGTATATTGGGTTCATTTGTAGGTAATACAGAAAACTTCAACTTCCAAAACAAAGAAGCACTTAATGCCGGTTTGATTGCTCAATATACAGATCCTCTCACTTATGATTATGATACTTTAACTCAAGGTTATCCAACTGGTCCATACGATGAACAAGCGCGTCAAGGTTTAATATCTGCAAAAATGTCAGGTTTTGGAGCCCGTAAAGGGATAGCTACTGGCATAGATCCACGGACAGGTTTACATGTTGGACCGGGTTATCCAATGAGTGAAGATTTCTTTCCTGGTTATGGTACAAATCCATATAGTAATGACCCTATGGCGGATCCTAGTGATCCTTACATTAGAAAAAGACGCGGCACTGAAATTGCCGCCATGATTTAGGAGGTGTAATATGTTAGATGGCGGAGATATCGGTGGTTATGGTGGGTCAGGAGGCTTTGGTGGATCTAGCGATGCTGGCGGAACAGGTTATGGGTATGATGCTTATGGTAATCCTACTGGAACTAATACAACAAACAATGCACAGCAGGTTGCTTATGAGATTATGCAGGCAATCTATGCCACTCAAGGCAAGCGATTTGGTCAATCTGGAAGATTAGATCAATACGGAAATCCAGCTCCAATACATGGTCAAACTGGCACGAATATGGGTTATAATCTTATAGATGCTGATTTCACGCCAAATATAACGCCTGCAACTGTTGACTTGATTGATCAGCGAACAGTAGATCCAATGGGTGGCGCTTTCTTAAATAGTGAGCAGAATATGACACCACAAAATTCAGATGCCGGTGTATCTGATGGAGGCGGCGAGCGTCCTTGGTGGTTAAACAATATGGGCGGTGGCATGCGTCCGAATCCAATAGATATTGATGGAGCATATTACGGTCATACAGGTCCATCACCTAATCAACCACCGACAAATGCAATCATAGATTACCCGGCGGGTTATAGGCCTAGACCAAAGCGCGCCTATGAAAACGCTTACAACCAGTGGGAATCTGACTTGTAAAATGGAAGTTATCACGTTCGACAGATTTGAAGGCGGTATAGATCTTCGGAAAGCCGATCAGGTTTCCGATGCTAACCGCCTTGTCGAGTGTAAAAACGCTTATATTACTACTGGCTTTGCTGTAAAAAAGAGGCCTGGTTTAGATAAGTTAACAGCAACATCATTGCCATCTGATTACAAAGGTTTCTTTATTTTTGCTGGCGTTTCACATGTAGTCAGTCACTTAAGCCCATCTGGAGGTCCAGTACTCAGTGGATACGGCATTAGCACGGGCACGACAGGTAAAGTTAATTCAGCAATTACAGTACATAAACTAACCAATCCAGATGCTGCTGGCGATGCTGTTGCTAAAGTATGGGATGCTCAGGTTTTCAATAATCAGTTGTATATTATTGTCGAATATGCCAGCGGCACTATAAGGCATTGGTATAACGATATTGTTATAACTGATGCTAACTGCCCAAATACCAACTCAATTACTATAGTATCTGAGAAGGTATGGGCTATAAAGAATGATGGCACTATACATTATTCGGCTTCTGGTGACCCAACAGATTGGACTAAAACAAGCGATGCTGGTGGTAGCGCGGGTTTGCCTACTGGGCGAGAGTCTATAGGTGATTCTGTACCACTTGCATTGGGTAGTTTCAAGGGTAGATTGGTTGTGTTCAATTCAGATAACACACAAGTGTGGCGGACTGACGTAGATCCTGCCAATGTATCTATAGAAACTACTCTTGGTAGTGTAGGATCTCAGTGGCCTAACGGTATCCAAGTAGTGGGTGATGACTTGTTCTTCCTAACAGACGCAGGTGTAAGATCAATAGGACAGCAGATATATACAGGTAACCTTCAAGATACAGATGTAGGAAGCCCAATAGATGAGCTAGTAAGAGCTAGACTTGTTTTGTCTACCCGAGTAGGTACTACTGCAACACTAGAACCTGGTTCAGCGTTCTATACGGGTGGCGGACAATATATGTGTTATGTGGCAAATGAAATCTTTGTTTTCACGTTTGCTAGAATGTCCAAAGTAACTGCTTGGTCTAGATATTTAACACAGTACGATATACAATCTATCGCGCCTTATGGCGAATACATGTTTATCAGAATGAATGATAACATCTATATATTCAATCCTGACTCTTACCAAGATGATGGTGCAACAGCAATACCATTAGAAGTCACCAGTTCATATCAGGCCTTTAAGAAACCTGGTAGATGGAAACAGATAGTGGGTTCTGATGTCATGTTTAATGGCACAGCTGAGGTGCAG